CAAATAATCGCTTGGCCATTATTGCTCCAGCTTATGTTGAAAATACCACCAATGGCAAATTGAATAGAGCAGACTATGTGCCGGTTCATGCACTTGGTGATGCATGCTGGGCAGTAATTTCCAACCGAGGAAATGAAGCTGGTGGTGTTGCTAGTTTACGTGGCGAGAAAGAAATCATTGTAGGTGGTGTGGGCATTGGCAATGCCGCACATTTGACTGGTTTACTAGCAGGTGAGAAGCATGGATTCCGTGTCAAGTACATTGTATTCAAATCCAACAACGATGCACTTGTTAACATGGCCGGCAACAATGGCGTTAACTTTGTAATTGATAGAATTGAAAACTACGAGTCTTTTAAAACTGCCAATCCTGACTTGCGAATCCTTGCCGCAAGTTGCCCCAAGCGTTTACCAGGTGTTCCCGCAGTAAAGACCCTAAAGGAACAGGGCATTGATGCCCCTTATATTTTTAACATTACCATTGCCAATCGAGCCATGCCTGTTGCCAAGCGCGAGCGTATTTCTAAAATCTTAAACGATGCAACAGTCCGAGTAGGTGAAACAGAAATTACACAACTCAGCGGTATGAGCCCGCCTGTGTTTGGCAAGATTGCTACCGATAAGTTTTACACAGACAGTATTGCCACAGTGGAAGTGCTATCAATTAAATTTGATTCTGTAATACATGACGCACAGCGAGGGCGATGATTAAAAGTCACAAGAACTTTTTCACAGGCCTACTGTTTATAGCAGTAGGCTTATTCTTCCTAGCAAGCGGTTGGTCTCTTGCTTATGGGACTCCTGCTGACATGGGTCCGGGCTTTTTGCCATTGACTATTAGTGCTATGTTGATGGCGATTGGAGTGATTGAATTGATTAGGGGCCTGCGATCATCAACTGGGCCAATCAGCTTTAAATTTAAACAGCCTGCAATAATTCTTATAGCAATCGTTGGCTTTGGATTTCTATTAGAAATGATTGGTGCAATATTATCAGTTCTGCTACTGATGTTGGTAACTGCACGTTTACACAAAAATTTTAATCTAAAAAACTTTATCCTATCATATTTGATTGTGGTCTGTCTTATTTTAATTTTTAAAATTGCATTAAGGAGCCCATTACCATTATGGATTTCATAAATCATTTATGGCTTGGTCTTGGTGTAGCAGGGACTGTTACAAACTTATCATATTGTTTGATGGGTGCGCTAATAGGAACCTTGATTGGTGTACTGCCAGGTTTGGGGCCAACAGCGACCATCAGCATGTTGTTGCCAATGACTTATGCCTTGGGTCCTATCCCCAGCATCATCATGCTATCGGGCATTTACTATGGTAGTCAGTATGGCGGTAGCACCACAAGTATTTTGCTTAACACTCCCGGAGAAGCATCCAGTGTTATGACCTGCGTTGATGGCCATGCCATGACCAAACGCGGAGAAGCAGGTGTTGCAATTTTTACAGCAGGTTTTGCCAGTTTCATTGCTGGATGTATGGCCACTATCTTGATTGCTATGTTTAGTCCGCCCTTGAGTAAGTTGGCATTTTTGTTTGGGCCAGCAGAATATTGTATGCTGATGGCCTTTGGATTTGTCACAGTTGGTATACTGACCACAGGTGATCTAGTGCGTGGCGTTGGCATGGCCTTGATGGGAATCTTGATTGGATTTGTTGGCACTGACTTATCAACCGGACTTACTCGTTATACCTTTGGCGTATTAGACCTCGAAGACGGAGTTGGCTTTGTCACAGTTGCAATTGGTATTTTTGCCATTGGTGAAATTGCCAAGAACATTTCCTCCAACATTGAAATGCAAGCATATTCAGGGAAAATTTCATTGTTTCCGTCATGGGATCAATTTAAAAGAATTATCCCTGCCAGCATAAGAGGTGGTACAGTGGGTAGTTTCTTTGGACTTATTCCCGGGGGCAGTGCTGCCATCAGTTCATATGCCGCTTATGCATTAGACAAGAAAGTAAGCCGTCACAGAGACGAGTTTGGTAAAGGGGCAATTGAAGGTGTGGCTGCGCCAGAAGCTGCCAACAATGCCGCAAGTCAAACAGGATTTATTCCACTACTGAGTTTTGGGCTTCCAGAAAATGCTGTCATGGCCTTGATGTTGGGCGCACTTGTCATGAACGGTGTCCAACCAGGGCCTGGTATGTTGGACAAACAACCTGCACTGTTCTGGGGCTTGGTTGTTAGTATGCTAATCGGCAATATCATGTTGCTGATTTTAAATGTGCCATTGGTTAGACTTTGGATACAAATTGTCAAGATTCCGTATCATATTTTATATCCTGTTATCATTGCCATCTGTTGCTTGGGCGCATACAGTGTAAACAGCAATGCAAATGAAGTAATGCTGATTGGACTGTTTGGATTCTTTGGCTATGTGTTCACTGTACTGGACTTAGAGCCTGCGCCCTTGATGCTGGGGCTGGTGTTGGGGCCAATGTTTGAAGAATACTTTAGGCGACAGCTTGCAATCACCAGTGGAGACTTTACTCCGTTTGTAACAAGGCCTATTAGTTTAGGAATCGTATGCGTAATGGGCACCGTTGTTGCATACAGCGTGTGGAAAATGTTCCGAGGCAAGTAGTTACCGTAAAAACAATTTAGGTAAATATCTAATGCATTTACGTGAACTATTATCAGAAAACTTTTCCGACGGCAAGAAGCCTGGCCGCAAAGGCCTTGCCAAACGTTCAGGTGTAGACTGCACACAAAGTGTGACCCAATTACGTAAAGTTGCTGCCAACAGCACAGGTGAACGTCAACGCATGGCACACTGGTGTGCCAATATGAAATCGGGTCGTAGCAAAACAAACGAAGTCACCATTGACAACAAAGACGGTGCTGGTGCAGTTCCATTTAATCAGGACATTGATTACTTTGGCTTACGCACCAAAATGCGCCCAAGTATGTTCCTACGCTTGGCTGCGCCGCTGGGACAAGAACACAGTGCCGAGCTAGAAAAATACATTAGTGATGGCGGTGCAATTGGTGCTCCATTCTTAGAAATCAAAATCCCTGCAGAGTGGGACGATGGTGACTTCAGTAAGCCTGCACAGGTTGCAGGACACGAAGGTCGCAATCGCATGACAGCTATTAAAAAGCTAGAAGGCGATACACCCATTGAGGTACACATTCTTCCACGTGGCGGATATCGTGCTAGAGACATTACTCCAGAATTCAAAGCCGCACTGGCCAAGAGCTTGTACGCAGAGAAAAGCACATCCTTGGTTACAGGCCCGCTATTTGAAGATGAACTAGAAGAAGGATGGCGAGACACTATGGCCAACTTGGCCATTGCAGGTGCTATTGGCGCAGGGGGTGCAGGCGGTATGATGGCCAAGCAAGCCGCACAAGATTACTTTAAAGAGCCCACTGCGGCAGTGGCTCAAGCAACAACAAAAGCACCAGAAGTTCCAAAGACATTTGCACAAGCCAAGTCTGTACCAAGTGCTCCTGCTGCCGTTAAAGCAGAACCCAAGCCCGAAGTACAGAAAAAACTCAATGTACAACCTATTACTGGCAATCCCCTAGAAGCTACTCTATTAAAAGTTGCAAAAGCGTCCGGCCTACAAGGTTCCGAGCTTGCGGCATTTATGGCTCAATGTGCTCATGAAACCTTGGACTTTAAACGTCTAATAGAATTTGGCGGTAGCTTGGACTTCCGTAAATATGATCCAAAATATGCGCCCAAGAAAGCCAAGGCCTTGGGCAATAAACAAGTGGGTGATGGTGCAAAATACAAGGGACGAGGCTTTATTCAAATCACCGGCCGCTACAATTATAAACGTGCAGGGGAAGCATTGGGATTGGATTTAGTAAATCATCCAGAGTTAGCTGAAGATCCAGCAACAGCAGCCAAGATCGCTGTTTGGTTTTGGAAGCATAGAGTGCAACCCAACGTAGACAACTTTAAAAATACCACTGATGTTACCAAGCAAATCAATCCCGGCTTGCGTGGATTGGAACAGCGCAAGGATAACTTTGCTGATTACATGCAAGTTGCCATGCGATAACACAGTATTTCGAATTACTATAAGTTCAGCCAAAAAACTAAATATAATACACGGTTGTAGATGATCCTACAACTACAATACAATAAAGGAAAAGAAATGTTATCATTTTTAAAGAAGCTGTTTGGTTTTGGTAGCACACCAGCCCCAGAAGCACCGTACAAGGTTGAAGTCACACAGCAAGGGATTGTTGCCGTAGGCGAGCCGCCTGCAACAGTGGTAATTCCAGTTGCAGGGTTAATGTTGCCAGTTGAAGGCGCAGGCGCAGTTGAAGTTGCACCAGTCAAGAAGCCACGTGCCAAAAAGCCAGCCTCTGAAAAGAAACCAGCCGCTGAAAAGAAGCCACGTGCCAAGAAAGCTCCTAAGGCTGAATAATGTTCTTGTCTGACATCACTCCACGAGTAACTGTATATGAATCCCTGCGACAGGTAAACGGCCGCTGGGCACGTGTCAATACAGAAACAAATACCGTGGTAGAGATGTATCATGGCAGCGATCAGATTCTCTTAGAGGGTGGTAATGTTTTTAAGAACGCAGCCGGTGAACCACTGACACAGCGTATTAATCAAGCTGATGTGGAACCAACCATTCGCTTCTTGGAAAAGATCACTAGTATCCCTCATTTTGAACATACCTTGGGCACAACTGGTAAGACTCCCACCAGCGGAGATTTAGATATTGGCATTCCGCCAGATGTTACAAAAGAACAATTGGTTGCCAAACTAAGTGCCTGGTGTAGTCAGCACAGCGAAGACTCTAGAGAATTTATCAAGAAGTCTGGCATTAGCGTACACTTTAAAGCGCCAATTGGTGGCAGTCCCGAACGTGGTTATGTACAAACTGACTTTATGTTTGTTCCTAACTTGGATTTTGCAAAGTTTGCCATGGCTGTTGATCCGCAAAGCAAATACCGCGGCTCCCACAAACAAATTTTACTAAGTAGCATTGCTAAAGTACAAGGTTTTACGTGGAACCCAACTACTGGTCTAATAGATCGTGCAACCAAGAAGTTGGTTGAAAACGGTGACGATCCAGACCATGTTGCTACACTGTTGTTTGGTCCGTCTTTTGATCGCACCACTTTGACCAGCGTAGAAGCCGCACTTGCCGCATTAGAAAATAATCCTCAGCGCGAAGCGTTATTAGCAGATGCTAGAGAAACTTTAGGTCGCGAAGGAGTTGAAATTTAAAATGTTATTACGTCATATATTTGAAACTAGAATTGAAGTATTAATCGAGGGCCGCGGTTTGGCTGCTCGACTGCCTGGTGAGCAATTTAAAAATCCACAAGGCGATGTGATTACATTTCAAAGTTTAGACTTCTTTCCCGAACGTGGTCAGTTTGCCAGTGCTGAAGAAATGCAAACAGCAATTGATGCTGAAAAAAATGGTAAAAATATTCATTGGACCAACAAGCAAAATGCAGGTACCTTGGCATTTGCCATTGCCACATTTACAGATGCTGACAAAAAGGCCTATTACCTAGGTCGCTATTACAAAACCATTAGTGCTAACCGTATTCAAAACGATTGGCAACACACTGATATTCCTGGTGGCTTTAAGTATCAAAGCAAATTGGGACAAAAAGAAAACACAGGCTACAAGCCCAGTGAGATCTTGACACAGTTCAAAGACAACACAGTAGATACCATTGCTAAACAAATTATCACTAAATTTGGACAAGGCAGTGATGAAGTTGTTGCGCTAAATGCGTTCTTAGCTGCCAACAAGTTTCCTATTACGTTCCCCAAGGGAAGTATAAACATGACTGCGTTCCGCGATTACTTCTGCGAAATGCTACAGCCAATGGCCTTGTTAATGGAAAAGCCTATCAAAGGTAATGCAGGCGAAGCCGCTGATATTTTCTTTGGTAGCGGTGGATACAAAGGCTGTACTGTTAGTTTCAATGCCGCAGTAAGTGGCGGATTATACGACAGCCTGTTGGTCAGCCCCGAAGGTAAGCAAATTAAATTGTCAAGTAAAGGCGCAAGCGGTGCAAGTGCAAGTGTTGTTAACTTGTTAAAGAGTATTAACGAATTGAAGGTTGCTCCTAAAGGTGCAGTATTACTGGAAAAGCACAAAGTGGTTGTTGAAATCTTAAAGGATATTGATGCCAAGGGCCACTTTGGTGCTCCGTTAAAGTTGGCAGTAGATTACAAAATGATCAGCCCCGATGATGCTACATTTGCAATGACGTTGAAGAAGTACGGTCCCGACGATCAAATTGATTGGGCAGGGCACACCAAACTAGAAGCATTATACAATGGTCGCAAGGCCCGTAACATGAATGTTATCATTCCCATGGAACACATGATCAGTGCTATTGCGTATAAAGTAGCAGACTATGTGAATGAAAATACCAATTTTGGTAAAGCGGCTTCTGATATTCTAAACCACTCGGCCTTGGTGCAGATGTACACTAACTGTTCCGAAACCAAGGACACAATCAGCATTGATAGCTTTAATGCTGTATACCCAAGCGAAACTGTCACAGGCGTGCTACTTGATGCTAGTAAAGCATACATGAGCACACAGGGTAAAGGCAACTTTACATTTAAGATTCTTAAAAATGGTGCCAAGGATGTTGAAGTAGCAGATGATGCTGAAGAACCAGTTGCAGTGCCAAAGGCCAAGAAGATTGTGCCCAAGGACAAGCCTGCAATGACCACAACCAGCACTACTCGCCAGCTAAAATAACATTAAGTAGGACTTTTTCGATACATAAAAAACTTTTAAATACTGGGTAGAGAATTTTGTCTCTGCTTTAGTATATGAAAAAGATAACCTTAGCCTTAGCAGTAGTATTATGCGGAGCCCCGAATGCCGCTGAATTACAACACAATTTCAATAGTCCAGCTTTCAGTGGCCTGGGCTATTCGTCGCATGTTCTAACTTTAAAACAGTTAGAAGATCAACAAAAAGACAAAAACAAACAAGCCGCAGAAGCATTAAAAGCTGCCGCAGAACGCGAAGCCGCAAATACGCCGCAAGCACGTTTTAAAGCCAGCATGGAAACTCGCATTTACAGTGAGTTGGCCAAACGCATTAGCGACAGTTTGTTTGGTTCTAGTCCTAACGCACCTTCATGTACTCCAGCATCAGCAGGTGGCCCATGCGGTGATATTGACATTGGCGGCCAAAACATCACTTGGAGAATCCAAGGCACAAACATCATTGTTAGAATTTCAGAAATTGCAAATCCTAACAACTACACAGAATTAGTAATGCCTTATGCGGCATTTAACATCTAAGGAATAAACATGAAAAAAACAACATTATCCTTAGCAATATCAGCAGTAATTATCTTGTCAGGTTGTGCCACAGGTTCTGCTATACGAGAAAAAGCCACTGGTAAACAATTTGATGAGCCAGTGGTTGAACAAAATGCATTTTTAAAGAATCAATCAGACAAGTTGCTACCACCTGCTACTGGGCCTATCCCAGTTGCTGTATATGGCTTTCAAGACAAAACTGGTCAGCGCAAGAGTATTCCCAACATTGCCAGCTTATCAAGTGCAGTCACACAAGGTGCCGAAAGCTATCTAATTAAAGCATTACAAGATGTTGGCCAAGCTCGTTGGTTTACGGTACTAGAGCGTGTGGGGCTAGACAACTTGATCAAAGAACGTCAAATGATTAGACAAGCACGTGAGCAATATCAGGGCAAAGATGCAAAGCCATTGAACCCTATGATGTTTGCTGGTGTCATTGTTGAAGGCGGCATTATTGGTTATGACAGCAATACATTAACAGGCGGATCTGGTGTTCGCTTGTTTGGCATTGGCGCAACTACTCAGTATCAAAGCGACACAGTTACAGTTAACCTACGCACAGTCAGCGTAAGCACAGGTGAAGTGTTAACCAGCGTAACAGTCACTAAAACAGTATTAAGTTACATGGACAAGTTTGGTGTATTGAAATTTGTTGACAGCGGTACACAAAGTGTTGAAGCTGAAACAGGCGCCAGCATTAACGAAAGTATCAACAAGGCGGTAAATTTAGCTGTTCAAGCCGCTGTAGTAAACACAATTCACGAAGGTGCTCGTAAAGGGCACTGGAGTTTTAAAGAAGATAAGCCAACTAATCCAACTGTAGTAGTTCCAGCAGTTGAAGAGGTCAAGGGAGGCGCGACTGCACAATAAGTTTAAGAAAAACCGTGCATAGATCTTGCTTGTACAGTATGTAGGTCTTGGAAAAACTTACACTCTCTGGCAAGATCATAGAGAGTTAATTAACGGGACAAATCCCAAGGAGCTAGGCAGAGAAGAATAATCTGTTTAGGTTTAAAATGAATAGAAGTATAACAAACGTTTGCTTGCTGACAGTGGCAATGATGGCAACCAGCACAGCATGGGCGCAGGCTGCAACAGGACCCAACAAGGTCTACATTGAGCAAATTGGTAACAGCAACACAGTTACTATTCAACAAGTAGGTGGCACTAACAATGTTGGTGGCGTTGCATTAAGCACACCAACCAGCGTTAGCGCAAGCGGCATTACTACATTTACACCAGCCGCCCCAAGTTCTACAAACTATGCCACCATCACTGGTAGTTCAAACACAGTTGCGCTAACACAAACTGGTAACAGCAACAGTGCTCAGTATGACATGCAAGGTAACAACAATGCGTACACAAGTACAGTCACTGGTCACAGCAATCAAACCAGCTTGACAATTGGCGATTCAAACAACGCAAGTAACTTGCGTAATACAGTGACAGAAACAATCACAGGCGACACCAACTTGATTATTCAACAGTTGGTTGGCAGCGACATTACAAGTACCACTGCCATCACAGGTAATTTAAACCAAATCACCAAAGAGCTAAAAAGCTCAAACGGTACAAGTGATATTGAAATCACTGGCAACAGCAACGTGTTAAACATTCAACAAACGGATGCCGCAGGTGCTAACGGTCACTACTTGAAGCAAGTTATTGCTGGTAGCTTTAACAGCATTACAACTCAACAGCAAGGTACCAACGACACCACAGTTGACATCCGTGCAACAGGCAGCAACAATACAATCACTGTAAGAACAAGTAGTAGCAGTATTGTAAATCCTGGTACAGCAATTGCGAGATAAAATCAATGTGGCGTGTGCTTTTAGCCACACTTTTAACATTAACCAATACTACCATTTTTGCCAGTGGTAGTATTGGCGTTGTATCCGATAACAAAGGAACACAATGTGAAGTGCAACGTGGCAAGACAAAAACCTCAGGCATAAAGGGTGCTAGTATCGAAAGCATGGACACCTACCTAACACAGGCCTGTGCCAGTAATATTACTTTTAAAGACGATACCAAGGTAAAGATTACAGAAAATTCAAAGCTGGTCATTGACGACTTTGTGTATGATCCCAAGCAAAGCGATGCAGGTAAATTGGCCATGAAAGTCACAATGGGCACTGTGCGCTATGCGTCGGGACAGATTGCCAAGAACAATCCGCAACAGGTTGCTGTTAAAACACCCACAGCCAACATTGCTGTTCGTGGCACTGACTTTTCAATGACTGTAGATGAAACAGGGCAAAGCCTTGTT